ACCAGAAAGATAGTTTTTACCCTGGGTCACACCAGAAAGCAGTGGTCTTAAAACCTTAAGATTTATTTAAACGCTTAAATTTGTTGATATTATAATCAACCCTCCTTTGTAATGGATTAGGATATGATTGTAATAAATCCTCAAATTCATTTAAGTCAGATTGTAAAATCCTTAAACAATCCAACATTTCAGTTGACATAGGACCTAATTCGTCGTGATACCAAGTGTTGTTAATAACAGATGTTTTAATATCATCGTATTCATCTAAGATACTAGACACGTATAAAACATCATTATTAAAACTACGTTCAATTTCTAATTGACAAACTATAGGTATTGGGGGAAAACCAACAGCACCTTCTGCTAAATAATGCCTTAATTCTTCCCTAACGGGGATGGTTCCCATATTCTTACCAATTTTCTTAACATCAAAATGACTATTAACAACATTGTAAGACAGGTACTGTTCTAATCCCCGGAAGTAATTACAGCCGCTGGTTTTCCTTAACACATAATTTATGGCTGGGGTAATGATTGGATGGCCTGGTGATAAAAAATAATAACTCATAGCTTTAGCTCTGAGTATACTCTTTTGTTGTGCTATTGTTAACCTTTGATTTGTGTTAACCCAAAAGAGATTTTTTAAAGCTCTCCCTACATTTATGAGAGAACCTTCGTGGACCCATCGTCGTCGGAGAAAATCTACATCCCCAACTGATGAACCAGCTGTATTATCACTAAAACCAAAACCCAAACTTTTAATGACTTTATTGTCAATTTGTTCAGGTTTGGTTAACCCATCATCACCCTCAACTATTAAGTCTATGAGCCGAAAATCCAATCCCAATTTATGAGCAGAGTAAGCATTAATTAGAAAATTAACTAGACAATTAAACGTTGAAGTTAGATAATCGCCAGAACAACGACTACTAATTCTAAATTTGCCTATTGAAGAATGTAATATCCTGCTTTCTTCACTCAATGATCTAAAATCCTTATACACCTCATGGAATTGATATTTATCATACAACCGTTTGATCATATAATTTTCAGCCTTCTTAAAACAATAAGAAACCGAAGACTCAAATGCTGAGTAATCAGTAACTATATGTTTATGACTAGTTATGCCAACAACTCGATTGACAAAGGTTTCAGGATCCAAGCTTTTCACTTGGTATCTTTCTATTAGGGATTTATTCCAAGTGTCTATGAGTTCTATTAAGGGGCTAAGACGTATGGATAAATAATCACTCATAGTCATTATTAGCCTAGGTCTAACCCTACTGACACCATTAACTACCTTGGAAGAATCCTCTAATTTCACGAAACATGAATTGTTAAAAAACTTTCCACGCTTCTTCTTTGTAACCAGACAATCATTATAAGCGTTAATTTTG